AAAAATGTGTAACATTTGGTTAAATTCCCCTCTATAAAATGAATCACGAACATTTGCCTACGCCCGAAACCCGCAAGTTGGTTGAATCCAGCAGTGGGTTGGGCTTGCCGCACGAATCAATTGCCGTGCTGGTGGGCATTGATGACAAGACTTTGCGTAAGCATTACCGCAGCGAATTGGACATGGGCAAGGCTAAAGCCAATGGGCAGATTGCCAAGACGCTATTCAGCAAAGCCGTGGCGGGTGACACAACCAGCCTGATTTGGTGGACAAAAAGCCAAATGCGGTGGTCTGAAACTGTTAAAGCCGAGGTTACAGGCGCAGATGGTGAGCCTTTGCAGGGCATCCAAGTCACCTTTGTAAAGCCCAATGTGTGAAGTCCAAGACGCAATTGCAAGGGCAGAATTCCCTGTAAAGTTGGAAGGGCTGTTCAGAAAAAGCCGTTATAAGGTTGCCTACGGTGGCAGGGGCGGGGCAAAGTCATGGGGGATTGCTAGGGCGTTGCTAATCCTTGGCGCTAAAAGCCCGTTGCGTATCCTGTGCGCCCGTGAATTCATGACTTCCATGCGGGATTCGGTGCATAAGCTGTTGTGTGACCAAATTGAAAGCCTGGGCCTGCTTGGGTTTTACGAAATCACCCAAGCTAGCATCAGAGGGCGCAACGGTACAGAGTTTGCCTTTGTTGGCCTCAAGAACAATATTGCCAACGTCAAATCCTATGAGGGCGTAAACATTTGCTGGGTGGAGGAAGCCCAAACGGTGAGCCGCCTGTCTTGGAATGTGCTGATACCAACCATCCGAGCCGAGGGCAGCGAGATATGGGTTTCGTTTAATCCTGAGTTGGAAACTGACGAAACCTACCAACGGTTTGTGGCTAAAGCCCCCGAGGATTGCATCACCATGCGGGTGAACTGGTCGGACAACCCTTGGTTTCCCGAAACCCTGCGGCTGGAAAAGGATGCCCTCAAAGAACGTGACGAGGAAGCCTACAACCAAGTCTGGGAGGGCTTATGCCGCCAAACTGTCGATGGCGCTATCTTTGCCAAGGAAATGCAACAAGCCGAAAAAGAAGGGCGCATCACCCGTGTTCCTTACGATGCCACCAAGCCAGTTCATGCAGTATTCGACTTGGGTTGGTCGGACAGCACCGCCATTTGGTTTTTGCAGTTTGTGGGCATGGAAACTAGGCTAATTCGATATATAGAAGATAGCCAAAAGACCATCAGCTATTACTTGGCGACCATGCAAACCTTTGGGTATGTATACGACACTATTTATTTGCCACATGATGCCGAGAACAAGACACTGGCGGCGGCAGGGCGCAGCATTGATGACATTGTTAGGGCGGCAGGCTACAAGACCAACATCTTGCCAAGAGTGCCAATCCTTGACTCAATTAACGCCGCAAGAACAATATTCCCCAATTGCTGGTTTGACCGTGAACACGCCGCCGATGGCTTGGCTTGCCTGCGGCATTACCGATATGAGGTTGACCCCGAGACAGGGCAGTTCAGCCGCAACCCGTTACACGACCATTATTCCCACGGGGCTGACGCATTCCGCTACATAGCCCTTATGATTAAAGAGCCTGCCAAGCGCAAGAAGCAAGCGCAGATTGCCACAGTTGGCAGTTGGATGGGATAATTTGGCAATGGATACAAAGGGCTAACTATGGCTGACTACCAAGCACAAACATCAAGCGCCGATTCACGCATCAACGAAGCCATTAAGTTTTGGCGTTTGGTCAATGAAGCGGACTCTAATAACCGTGCCGAGGCGCTAAACGATATTAAATTTGCCGCAGGCGACCAATGGCCCGTTGAGATTCAGAACAGCCGCAACGTTGAAGCCCGACCCTGTTTGACCATCAACAAGATTGATTCTTATATTCGGCAAGTCACCAACCAGCAGCGCCAGCAACGCCCCCGCATCAAAGTCCATGCGGTTAATAACTTGGCTGATTACAAGATTGCCCAAATCATTGAGGGCATTTGCCGCCACATTGAGGTTAATTCCAACGCCGATACCGCCTACGACACCGCCTTTGACTACGCCGTGCGTATGGGTTGGGGCTACTGGCGCATCAATACCCGCTACACCAGCGAGGATTCATTTGACCAAGAAATCTACATTGACACGATTGACAACCCGTTTACCGTGTACTTTGACCCCAATTCTTTGTTGCCTGATGGATCAGATGCCGAGCGATGCCTAATCACCACGGTGTTGGACAAGAAGGTTTTTCGGGAAATGTACCCAAGCGCTGATGATGGCGCATCCTTTGTGCAGCGTTCCACAGGGGATGACACCGCAAGTTGGATCACCAAAGAAGATATTCGCCTTGCCGAGTTTTTCTACATTGAGCGTGAACGTGCCAAGCTGTATTTGCTGAGTGACGGGACACGCCACTTTGCCGATTCCAATACCTTTTTCGAGCGTGTGGATGCCGCAGGCTTGACCGTCATTGATGAGCGTGAATCGTTCCGCAAAGCCGTGAAATGGGTCAAGATGACCGCCTTGGAAGTATTGGAAGAAAAGACTTGGGCGGGTAAATATATCCCCGTTGTGCCTTGCTATGGCGCACAAGTGATTGTGGATGACAAGCGCAAGAAATATGGCTTGGTGCGGTTTGCTAAAGACCCGCAGCGTATGTACAACTTCTGGCGCACCAGCATGACCGAGAGCATTGCCCTTGCGCCTAAGGCCAAATGGCTGTTGGCAGAGGGTCAAGACGAGGGGCATGAAAACGAATGGGCGTTGGCTAACATCAAGTCAAGCCCTGTGCTGCGCTACAAGCAAAAGGATATTGAGGGCGTTCCAGCCCCTGTGCCTACCCGCCTGCAACCCGAGCCGCCGCCAGTTGGCATCATGGAAGCCGCCAACGCTATTTCTGCCGACTTGCAAATGGTGTTGGGCATTCTTGACCCCAATCAATTACCAAGCGGTAATATTTCGGGCAAAGCCTTGGCTGGTCAGCAAAATCAGGTGGATTTGAGCAATTTCCACTTCTACGACAACATGACCCGAAGCATTCGGCACACGGGCAAAATCATCTTGGATTTGATTCCCAAAATCTACGACACCCAACGGGTCATGCGGATTATTGGCACTGATGGTCAGCCAAGCATGGAAACCATCAACGAGCAAAAAACCACCGATGGCGGCGTTCAAGCGGTGCTAAATGATGTAACCGTTGGCGAATATGACGTTGTAATGGATACAGGGCCAGGCTTTATGTCCAAGCGCCAGCAAGCCGTTGATGCCATGATGCCGCTGATGGCAAAGCCCGAATTGTTCAATGTGGCGGGTGATTTGGTATTCCGAAACATGGACTTCCCAGGCGCTGACGTAATTGCTGACCGCCTAGCCGCCATGAATCCGCTGGCGCAGATTGACGAGAAATCTGATGTGCCGCCGCAAGTGCAAATGGAATTGGCGCAGGCTAAGAAGGCCGTGCAAGATATGCAAAATCAGATGTCGGCAATGCAATTGGCAATGACTCAACGTGCTGATATTGAGCAAGTCAAGCAAGATTCTGAAACAAGGCGTGAACTGATGCGCCAGACCGCCAAGGCGCACAACAGCGAATTGATGGCAGAAGTCAGGGTCAACGACCAAAACACCCGTTCCATCACAAGCCAAAACAAAACCGAAATCGAGGCCATTGTTCAGCTTATGTTGCACCGTATGGACACTAGCCGTTTGCTTGAGGAAATTGAGCGTAGGAATGCTGACCAAGCGGCCTATGCACAGATTGCCGCCCAAGACATTGATTTGGGACAAAATCCATTGCTTGAGCCAGCACCGATGCCACAGGGCGCACCCCCTATGGCGCAGTGATTGACGATTTGATGATTTCGGGCTATATTGCCCAAAACCTTACCCGTCAGGTAGACGGGGCAAATTCTTAGGATTAAACCTATGTCAGAAGTACAGGATGCGCCACAAGCGCCGCCAAGAGTAGCCGCTAACGTGGTTACTAATGAGAACATGGCTGAATTCGTTGCCAATAAACTTGGTTTAGCTGATCCAGCGCCCAGCGAGGCTACAAAAGTAGAGCCGCAAGAGAGCGCCCAAGGACAGAGTGAATCTAGCGAGAGCGACAAGGATGCGACATCGGTAGAGGATCGAAAACAGAATCCGAAGTTGGAGAAAAGGTTTTCAGAGATTACCAAGCAACGGGAGGCGGCACGGGCAGAAGCCCAAGCCGAGCGCCAAGCAAGGGAAGCACTGGAAGCAAAGTTGCGGGATTACGAATCAAAGGCAAAGCCTCAAGCCGAGCCAGTTGGTGAGCAAGAGCCGCAGCCTGATCAGTTTTCCGATATGTATGAATATGCGAAAGCATTGACTGACTATCGGGTAGATCAGCGATTGAATGAGGAAAAGCAAAAAGAAGTGCAGGCAAAGGTTCAAGCCGAGCGTGACCAATTGGTAAACACTTGGGCAAAGCGGGTTGAATCAGCAAAAGGCGAGATGCCCGATTTTGAGGCGATGGTTGGTTCTGCTGACGTTGTTGTGAGCAACGAAGTGCGGGATGCAATCTTTGAATCAGAAGTTGGCCCTCGAATCCTGTATCACTTGGCTGAGAATCCTGAGATTGCTGAACAACTGCAAGGCATGACTTTGACAAGAGCCTTGGCAACAATTGGGAAGCTGGAGGCACGGTTTGAAAAGCCCGAGCCTCAGACAAAGACTACCGTTGGGAAAAGTAAAGCGCCAGCGCCGATCAACCCGATCAAAGCGTCTGCTAATGGGCCAGTCACCGAACTTGACTCAAACCGTCAATTTCATGGTAACTATCAGGCTTGGAAAGCGGCACGTTTAGCAGGGCGAATCCGCTGACAAACCAATCTTTTTATAAGGAAATGAAATGAGCAACAATCTG